TAACTTCCCTTCTATTGGGTGCTGTGAGTTGCATGAAAGGTACGAAGGTACTGCTACCTAGTATGACTACCTGTGTGAATGACTTATAGTTTAACTTTAGTACAGATTGCTCCAACCAGACCTGTTGATCACGTTGATTTGACTCCTGATTGAGTGCTGTACCGTCTCTAAAAATTTCAAATATATTTGGCTTGACACCACGGTTCACTTGCCATTGTGTTGACCCTATGCTGAACTCAATGGAGACCATCATCTCCTTTTCATTGACAGCGTTGACCAGTTGTGCCTGTGATATCTTACGGAAAGGTTTCTTGAACAGGACAAAGCAGATAGCATCAAGCATCGTGCTTTTTCCTGCCCCGTTGGAACCAACGATTAGTGTCGAGGGACTACCTGTCAAGTCAACTTCGCTAAAAGCGTTCCCTGTTGCTAGGAAATTCTTCCAACGAATTTTCTCAAATACGATCATAATAATTAGACAAATTAAAAATCAGGAGGTATCACTATTTGATCTGGTGTGATCACATAATATGGGTGATTATACTGTTTACAAGTACCAATCGCCTCGTCTGCTGACACTTCTACCGCTTTCATAAGTGGGTAGTCGTTTGCTTCCAATAACCTAGCATAGCGTATTGCGTCGTCTTTGTCAACAAAAAGGTAAAGTGTTTTTAATCCGTCTTTTTGTACGGAATAAGCACCCTGTTCCTCCTTTCCTTCGAGTGCTAAGATGTACATTAGACAAGCTCCAGTGCTTCGATGTATAGAGATTTTAAAAGTGTCTTGATACCATCTTTATCATGGTATTCCATACCATTTACATAGTTTTCTAGGATAGTTAGGGTATCTTCCTTTTCTATATCTAGGTCATCAGATAACTCAGAGTCGTATACGGAATCCTCTACAACTTTGATGTCATAGACACCATTAATATACAGTTGAGAGATGAAATATTCAAATTTAGCAGTGTCTTTTTTGTTCTCTACTATGACTTTAACCATCTTATCCTTGTACTGTTTAGCGTCAGGTAGTTTCCTTTCGTCATAAAAAATCTTGTCGAAGATACGATAGGGATTTTCTATAAATTTCTTCTCTAAAGTGCTAGTATTGTATTCATGGAACCCTCTCTCGTCACCCCAGTCGTTCCAGTATAACTGGTAAGGATTACCAAGGTAGTGACAGTTAGCATGACTGCTCTTGGTGTGGTAGTGACCACTAAAAACTTGGTCAAATCTAGCAAAAAGGTTCTTATCTATGCCATGTGTCATGGTGAAGCCCTTGTGTGCTTCAAACCCATTGAGTTCGAGGTGTCCCATTGCTACTGTAGCAGTGGTTTGCTCTATCATTCGGTAGGTATTCTCTTGATTTTCAGCATTTATCCACGGTACGAACAGAATTTCTAGGTCACCTATCTTTACTTGTGTTGGTTCAGAGTATATGTGTACGTTGTCATACTCACCAAGGAAATTATTTAATGTATTTACACTGTTTGTGTCCTTATAATAGGCAGTATGGTTTCCTACGAGTGAGTGAACTTCGACCCCCATTTTTTGTAGTCGATTGAAGTAATTATTTCTTGCCCAATCTACTGACCAGATGTCTACATTCTTACGATTGTCAAATGTATCACCTAGATCTAGTAGTATTTTTATATTATTCTCTTCTAAGTATGGAAAGAATACGTTGTTATAGAAGTCAAGGAAGTAGTCATGAAAATGTCGACTAGACTTCCTAGCACCGAAGTGCTGATCAGTTATTATAGCTATATTCAATTTGATTTAACCTGTACGTTCTCTTTTATACTGTTCATCTCTGAGTGATTGTCGTTACCATCACTATGGAACAACTGATCATACCCTGATTTTGTTATAATCTTGTTCTTTATCTCCAACTGTCTCTTCTCTTTGGATATCCTACGTAGAAACGCATAGTATATAATCTGAGTAAAATAAGCAAAAGGATTACTGGACTTAGCAGGATCAAAGTTATTGATATACTGTACACAATTCTCTATCCCATCACATATCATGTCCTCTCTGAACATATAGTTGACAAAGTTAGGTTTGTATGACAGGTGAGTAGCAATCTTTAGGAAGCAAGATCCTATGTAATTGTTAATACGAGGTTTAGGATCTCCCTTCTCCTCGGCAACTTTACATTCTGCTCTGAAATCCACCAATGCTAGGAGGAATTCTTTATTGTTAACGTAGTGTTCTGACTTCTTTTTCATACCAATGACTTTGGTTATCTCTAGTATACTTTGTTAAGGAATCAAAGTCAAGCTTGACAGGGTTCCAAAATAGGTGTACACTAACTGTGTAGCAGGTTCAAAGGTTAATTAGGACCATTTATTTTTCTTCTTAAAGATAGACTCTAGAATTGCTCTAGATTCTTCTACTGATCCAATCCTTCCCTCATCTTTAGGTGAGGGTTTTTTGTAATCAGGATCTATCTTCTCTATAGACATCTCATAGAACATAGCAACTTCAACGTCACATTCTACAACTGTTATGACTCTATCCATAGGAACTATAAAGGATCTTTCTTTAGAGAACTTCATCCATGGAGACACCTTAGCACCTACTCTACTGTCCATAGTAACCTCTTCAACCAATATAGGGGACTCTAGTATTAAGTAGTGTCCATTCTCATCGTTAACCGATGTGACTTTTGATAGCACCTCTTCACCTGAGATCATTTTAAGTGCTCCAAGAAACTCTTCTTCAGTAGGCATATCTATTTTGTTTGTAAATTGACATCAATAAATTCATAATCGAATGATTCTTCATTGTATATTTTGACACGTTCAATCAAATGATTGAGAGTATAGTTGCGACGACTTCCTTTTGAGATATCATCTGCTATATCATATAGTACAGCTTTTCTTTCGTTGTCTCCCTTACGGAGTACCCGTCCGATTGACTGTAAATTCCTTATTCTAGACTTACTGGGGGAAGCAAACACTACATTGTGTAGGTTTCTTATGTTAATACCAGTTGAGAATGTACCATATGATGCCACGATTACACTATCTGTCGTGGTCTCAGCAATACGTCTCGCCTTCTCCCTGTCTTCTGTATCTACTCCACCATAGATCAGAAAGGATTGTCTTGAATCTCCTATATGATTATTTATCATATCGAAAAGTGGCATGCCATGCTTCTCAACATAGTTAAACAACACCAAAGTGTTGCCCTCTAGATCACATACGAGATTTCGGATAAATCTATTGCGACCTTCGTGGGAGCATATGTAATCCATCTCATCTTGGTAGTTATCAAAGTCCAAATGCTTATGCTTCAGCATGAGTATTTTGATTTCAAACTCAGAGAGGTGTCCTTCTTTGATCAGACTCTCGGTCTTGGTGACCTTGTTGACTGTACCAAACACACCCTCTAAGACCAGACGATTGGTCTCTAACCCATCTAAAGTACCAGTGAACCCTATTCTATACTTACAGTCATGTAACTTGTTCATGATACCAGTTAAAGACTTTGCTTTGAACTGATGTGCTTCATCTCCTATGACTGCTCCGAAGTTCTCGAAGTATTTCTTAGGTAGTTTATAGATGGATTGCCATGTAGTTATTATAACATCTTTCTCAGAAAATGGCGACGCACCACCATATACTTTGTGGCAATGATGTTTTGCGTTCCAACCATAGTCTTGAAAGTCCTTAAACATTTGCTCTACAAGGGACGTAGTAGGCACTACAATCAACGTTTTGAGGTCTTTCATACCAAAGTACCTACAGAGAGCATATATCATAAGACTTTTACCACTAGCAGTGGGTGAGAGGAGAAGTCTCCTCTTGTGTTTCATCGCTTCGTAGATTGCTTGGTACTGATAGTCTCTTACCTTGTGTGGTAATCGTAACCCTTTAACGAATTCTCCGACACCAGTGGGTGTAACAAGGTCATCCACCTCTTCTGGAAGTCCATAGACTTTGTTGTCGACGAATGCGTATTCGTACCCTCGCTCTTGTAAAAAAGTTGTAACGTAAGGTAGTAAGCCAGCATAAATTTCACCTGTAGCTGGACTGAATAGTTTGATTTTTCCATCCCAATACCTCTTCCTGTAGGCAGACATAAACTTTGCTTGAGGCACCTCAAAGGTGAACTCGTCTGCCAGTTCATATTGTACATGAGGAGGACAATTTATTGTAAGATATACTTCGTTCTTCTTCTTAATAAGTACATCAGACATCGTAACCCTTTAGCATTTTGGCAAACTCAATCGCATTCTTAATCTGAAACGATTGATTGTTCACAGCCGTTAGTATACTCTTTAGAGTATCAATCATCTGGTTATAATACTTGAGCTTGAACACAGCCTTCTGGTATTTTTCATCCGCATCTATGTAGATGGCGATGTCTGTCTTTAGAAGTTTAGTAGGAAATGGCTTTTCAGATTTTCCCGTATAAAATTCCCAGAGTTCACGGTAAAGTGACTTAATTTTTAATTCATGCTCATCTCTGAGCATCGTTACTTGATTTAGTAACTGTAGATACTTAGCATGTTTCCTTGGTATAGCAAGGGAGTCATGATCTAATTTCTCATCATCAAGTTTAGAGTCCTCTTTCCAGAGGTTCTCAATCAATTCAAGATTCATACTATATCTCTTCTGTATTATATATCAGACCTTAGCACCGTCGCTATCTATAAACTCTAGTAATGTATATTTAAAGGTGACATCTGCTGTCACATAATCTATATCAGTAGCATCTGCTGATAACCTCACACCACTGAGTGACACAGGGAATAGGTTCTCGAATACAACTGAAGTGATGCTATTAAAATTGCTGTCTAACACTAACAGTCTAGCATCTGTTGTGACTTTTTGGAAGTTTCCTTGTCTACCAGGTTCCTTGACTCCTCTGAGATAACTATAAAACTCTTCTTCATGCTTGGGGTTAGTCAAACCCTTTAACCATTTGTATATCTCATAGTAATTATCCATGTTCTCGTTGATCATGAACGTCAAGTTGAGATCACCGAAGGTCATCTTGTCACCAGGTGTGTCGTATGCCTTTACTCTGGTCTCAATAGTTCTGTTACCTATGCTTATCTCAGGTATATTAACTGTTTGACAGAAAAATTCTACCGTAGGTATCCTTTCTATAAGGAATTTGAAACCGACGGGTGATAAAAAGTTTTTATTGTCAGGGGTAAATGCTGCCATAGTAGTATTTAGACATAAAAAAAGAGACCCGAAGGTCTCTTTAGAAGAATATAAGCGTCTCGCTTACATTAGGTTAGCAACCTTAACTCTTCTGTAGTAAGCATTAGCTCCAATGTTTGA